CGGGCTGTGTCGATGACGGTTTTCCGGCTGTCGACCGGCGCCAGGAAGTTGGTGCTGTTGAGGACGCCCACCTGGCGGAACGCCTGCCCGCCAATGAACTCCGGGCCGGTCACAATGCTGTAGCTGGCCTGGTCGATTGCCTTGCCCCGCCAGCCAGTAATCCCCTGCGAGAAATCGAAGTTGGGAAACGTCTCGGCGACCTCGGAGATATCGGTCTGCAGCGAGGCTTCAAGGCTGGTCGTTGCGGCGCTGATTGCGGTGTTTGTCTCGGTCTTCGTGAAAAAGTCCGCGTCTAGCCGGGCGCTCAAGGTCTGAACTGTCTCGGACCCATCACCGGCTGCGATAATGTTGTTGATCTCCGTCTGCAGAGAACTTTCGAGCGTTGTGACCGCGCTGCTGATTGCGCTGTCGGACTGAACGATCGTGTAATAGTTGTTCGTCAGGTCGGCGCTGACGCCATTGATCTGGGATTGAAGCCCGGTTTCTGCGGTGTCGATCTGCGCAGTCGCGTCGTTACGCGCGGCGGTGATCGCCGCTTCCAGATCGGGCAGCGTCCCGGTGTAAGCGCCGGTCAGCGTGTCGATCTCGCCCTGTGCGACGTTGACCGCATCCAGCGCGTCGTTACGCGCATCGGTGATGGCCTGATCCAGATCCGGCAGGGTGGCGCGCGCGTCGGCGGTCAGGTTGCCGATGAAAGTGGTCGTGCTGTCAATCGTCTGGTTGATCTGCTGCACGCTCGGGCTGGTGTTGGCGATATAGTCTTCGAGCGCGGACTCGTCTATTGCGCCAGCCGATCCGCCGCCGGTACTGACGCCGCCATCGGTGAAACTCTGCGCGACGCGCCGGGTAATCTGGTCGATCTCGTCCCAAAGCACCGCGCGCTGCCCGGTGTTACCGCGGCGGCCCGCGAGTGTTTCAAGGTCTCGTGTGTTGCGTCCCTTGAACATGCGTCAGCCCCATATCTCTTCGATTTCACCGGCCAGCGTAATCCGGCTGATCTCGACCTTGCCTTTCACGCGCACCGACCACCGGCGCCCCAGCCCGTCCTTGAGCCGGCAGGGCTCATTGAGGCGCGTCACGGTCGTATGCATCTCGCCATCGCGGTAGACGGTCGCCTCGAAGGATGACGGGTCGTCCAGCGCGTCACCTTCCACCAAGAGCACCCCGAAGCTCGTCAGGGTCGGCAGGTGAAACTGCGACGATTGCCAATCGGCCGCGATGTAGCCGGCTTGGCTGCTGGCGAACTCCTGGATGATCGCGGACCCGTCGATGAAATGCAGGTTGCCGGTATAGACGTCAAAGCGCAGCTTTTCCGCGCCGTTGGACGTGCGAATGTAGCTCGGCTGGTCCGCGCTTAAGGCGATCATCGCCGTCTGTCGTCCGCCGCCGTCGCCCGGGTCAAAGCTGAACACGTAGGATCCATCGCGTCGCCCGGCGCTGAACGTCTCGGGCCGGAATTCGCGCCATTGGTCGCGCTCGAACAGGCCGCGGGTGATGTTCTGCGCGCCGCCCGACTGCGACAAGGTGATCAGCCCGTCCGTGCTGGGATAGGCTGCCGCATAGCCAAGATCGACAATGCCATCCTTGGACACGCATGGCGCGCTCTGCTCGATCTTTTCCATGATCAGGTTCTCGGGCGCGGTGCCTTGGACGACATAGGGCTCGCCCGTCGTCAGGACGGCCAGCATTGAGCCGAACGCGGCCAAGCCGACGATCGGGTTTTCGCTGATCAACTCGTAACTCAGCGGCCACGCATGCGGCCTGTACGGCTCGCAGAAATAGAGCGATTTGCCGGCGAACGCGGCTATCATCCCCGATTGCATGCCTGTGATGCCGCGGAGATCGTCGACCGGCGGGTCGTAATTGGCGCTCGCGAGCAATTCTTGCAGAGGATCGGTGTCGAGGTCGTTCACATAGAGGTTGGTCGCGGCCTCGAGTTCCTTCACGAAAAAGAACTCGGTCGCGCCCAGCGCGGTCGTTTGGCTGCGGTAGATGCGCACGCGATTGATCCGGCTCCCACTCGGCGGCTGGTCGATCAGGCTGATCTCGACCGTGCTGCCATCGGGCACGGCAAGCGGCGTGCTGGGCGGGCTCGGAATGCTCTCTTCGTCGAGGCTCGAGACCCACGTATAGACGAACAGCACTTCGGACTCTTGCGTCGCGCCGGAATCGGTGGCGATGGACGTGATCGGCGGCGCGGGCGGGGTTGGCAAAGCAAGCGGATACTCGGCCCCGCCATCACTCATGACCTTGACGATCGGGACGTCGTTCTCGCGCGTGATGTAAAGCCGGTCATCGGCCACCGGCCCCGGCACCACGTCGACATTCTTGTCGAAGGTCAGCCATGTCGCGCCGTTATGCAGGTAGAAATCCACCGGCGGCGTCGCCCCGGCGTCATGCAGCGCCAGATCGTCATGCAGCGCCTTGATGGTGCCGCGCTCGTGGTTGGTGTCTAGCGCGACCTGTGCGGCGCCCTCGGGCAACAGCGTCTTGTAGAGCCGCGGGTATTCGCCTTGGAAGGTGTTGAGGCGCATGCGCATGGTTCACTCCCTCAGAAGAACGCCGCGCGCGAACGCGGCCGGGCGCGGTGCTGCCCGCGCACGCGAGCGCCGTTGGCATTGTCGACGCCCTGGTCGAAGCGCCGGCCATGCAGCATGGCAAGATCCGGGTTGGTGAACGGCTGCTGCGGCATGACGAGAAGGCGCGCAATGGCGCCGGCGGCGATGGTTTCCGAATAGCGCGAGTGCAGGAACGCCGGCACGCTGTCATAGGCGTTCTGCAGAAACCCGTCCGCGCCGATCTGCATGTCGTCACCGTGGCGCGGCTTGAGGATCAGCGAAACCTTCAATGTCCCGGCCTCGAAGGGCACGATCGACACTTGGTTGAACATCTCCTGCGTGATCATGGCCGGCGTGGTGCCGGCGCTGGTGTCGATGTCCTCGAACGGCACATCGTCAAACTGCACGGGCGTCAGGCGCATATCGTTGAACTCGGCGCGCTCGATCTCATGGATCTCGGACTCATCCGGCGCGACAATGGCCTGACCCTGTTCGGTCAGGTCGATCTCGGCCCGGTGGCGCCAGCATCGCGTGCGCTCGCAGAACTCGATCGCTGATTGCCGCAACGCTTGCAGCATCTGTTGGGAGGCGGCACCCGGAGCGTGCGGGTTCACCAGATGCAGGAAGGTGGTCAGGTTGGTCATGGGGGTTGCCATGGCGGGGCCTCCTGTCTGGTGTCAGGTCGTGTCGGGTGTCGCCACGGCCTCGATCTGGCGCCGCGCGCCGAGTTTGGTCATGAAGGACTGGTAATATGCCATTGCGCGCTGGCTGGAGCCCGCAAGCTGCATGTCCTTGGCGAAGGCTTGGTAGAGGATGAAGTCGATAAGCACGCTCTTGTAGACCGGGTTCAGGTCGATCTCGTCGGTGTAGCTGGCAAGGTCGGTCGGGTCGCCCGGGATGGTGATCAGCGTCGGCGTGACCGCAACCATGGCCTCCATGCGCCCGGTGCCGTCATTGCCCGGGAACACGTAGAAGTCGGTCGGATTCATCGGGTCGGTGATGACGTGCTGCACCAGCGACGTGCGCGGGTAGGTGGCGGCGGCGTGCCAGCCGGGGATTTGGTTGTCCAAGGCGTCGCGCTCGATCGGTGTGATGGCCGGGCCGGCGGCGCGCGGCGCCTCTGCCGCGCTGGTGATGTTGCAAACGGCGCGCAGGAACTGCGCCTGATCGGCCTCGAGCTTCTGCAAAGTGCCGGGCTGCAGGTTGAGGATGACCGTCTCCGCGCAGGCGGATGGCTTGACCAGGCAGATTTCCAAGAGCGCGTCATTGAGCGCGGTGGCCAGTTCGAGAATCGGCCACCGCACGGCGTCGGGGTCTTGCAGAAAGGTCTGCGCGCGCTCGAGCACGTCCTTTGCGATCAGGGCCGGCATGGCGCCGTCCCTCAGTTGGCCCGCGCGGCGCGGGCCTCACGGATCTCGCGGATGATGCGGTCGCTCTTCATCTTGTGGTGCGGCTTCTGCATGAACTCGTCGCGGTATGCCTGTGCAAGCGAGCCCTCGTCGTAATCGTCGAGCCCGTCATCCTCGGGCGCTGTGTCCTGAACGTCGTCGCTTTCATCGTCCACGGATTCGATCCCATCGCCTTCGGGCGCGGTGTCGTCGGGCTGCGGTTCATCAACCGGCGTCGCCAGAAACGTGGTTTCGGCATCAGCCGCGACGGCGCGCATGGGGAATGAGCCATCAGCCGCGGCAAACCCCTCGGGGATGGACAGAAGGCGCTTCGCGTGCGCGTCGTTCTCGACGTCGCAGATATGCGGGCCGCCGGCCTCGCGCTCTTCGAAGAGGTATTCGGCGCCGTCAAGGCTGACGCGGGTACCGCCGACGCGCTCGATTTTCGAGATGATCAGCATCTTGCTGGACTCCTGGAATGGGGAAAGGCCGCCCCGCGAGGGACGGCCAGATCGCGTCCGAGATCAGTGGACGTAATGAAGGACGACGGTCAGTTTCTTGCCGGAACCGACGGTCACATTGCCGCTCAGGGTCACGCCCAGCCCGCGGTGGTCGTTGGTGCGCCCGACGGCGAGGCAGTCCAGTACGGTGGCAGGGGCCTCGTTGTCGTTGACGGACACGCCATCGAAGATCAGATCGGTGGTCAGCGCGCGGCCGGAATCGGTGGACCCCGCTTCGCCGTCGAGCACGCCAATATCTGCGGTGATGGCCCCGAGACCTTCGCCGATCAGCGTGGCGCCGACGATCTGGGCCCCGCCCGGCACGAAGCCGATTTCGAGCACGTCATCCGCGCTGGTGAAGTCGACAGGGAAGTCGTAGGTCAGAATGGCGGCGCAGACGAGGCCCGAGGAATAGCCCACGGGTTGATTGGCGCGACCATATGCGAAGTCGTTCTGTTTCAGCATGGGTCTATCCTTTGTTTCAGGCTGACGTCAGGGGCGGCACGGGCGCCCGGAGGCGCCCGCGTCGGTCTTTAGTTCTCGGGCTTGGCGTAGGTGTCGATCGCCATCACCCCGAAGTCGCGCCCGTTGAACCGGGTCTTCTTCAGGCCGACAATCGTACCGCAGGCGATGCTCGGCGTGTTGTCGTAATCGTCGACCTCTTCCTTCCACATGTACCGCTGGCCTGCGGTCGTGCCGTAGGCGCAGACGGCCGCTTGGCGACCCATGAAAAGCCCACGTGCGGCGGGAAGGTCGCTGCCGGTCCCGTAGTCGTCGAAGCGGATCACGCGCTCGTGGCTGTGCAGGATCACGTTGTTGATCATCCCGAGACCACCCTTGAAGATCGGGTTGTTGCGACCCTCGGCCGCAGCGGCGGCCTTCTGGATCTCGAGCCAGCCCGACCCTTCCTCGGTGCGCATGTCCTGCTCTTGGTTGGGAGACATGACCGTGACGTAGCGATCCTCGCCCTCGACACTGACCGGCATCATGTTGGCGGTATCGGGGTCGGTGGCGCGCATCATGCGGGCCTTGGTGACGGCGCGCTCGATCAGCTTCCGGCTCATCTTGTCCGAATTGGTGATCGTCGCTTTCGACACGGCCGAGCCGCCGTAAATCATGTGCTGCGCATCGGGTGTCTGCAGGGCGTTGCCTGCGTGGCCGGCATAGTCGGTGTCCTCGATGAACTCCTGGTTGATGCCGCGGACGCCGGACAGATAGATGAACATCAGCTCGTCCATGTATTTCGACCAGTAATCGCCGAGACGGTTGCGGCCCGTGGTGCGCATGTCGTGCGCGGTGCGCTTGCGCGTCATCCGGCCACCGGCGGAGACCGAGTGCCGCAGCTGGTCGATGATGACCTCGTCGGTGTAGAACTTGAGGCTCTCTTCCTTGCCTTTCACGCGGTTGTCACCGCTGGTCGGCTTGCCGCGCAGCTGCACGGACAGGTCAAAGCTGATGCGCTCGCCCTGCTCGGTTTCGAGATCCGTCTTCTGTTCGATGACGTTGTTTTCGCCCTTGCCAATGAACTTCTTGGAAAAGTAGCTCTTTTTGACGGAGTCGACGGCGAGATTCGAGGACCATTTCTTCTGGGCCTTGACGTCGCCAAAGGGGATGATGGTTTGGGGCATAACGATTCCTCATGCGGGTTTGAGACCTGCATAAGCACATCATGCGCCTAGCGTGCGTCTTGCATACCATATGTTGTGTCCGAAAAAAAGGGGGCTTTGCGCCCCCTAGTCTGCCGGCCCGATTATCACCGCGCGGGGTGGGTCATCGCCGCACGCGTCGATCTCTTCTGGATCACCGGGTTCATTGCGGATCGACACATGATCCGGGGCCCCGAAGGCGATGCGGACACGCCCGGCGCCGGCGTCCTTGATTTCCAAGGTTATGTCGCCGATGCGCACCACGTCACTCTTCTTCAACTTCAAAACCAGCATGCGGGCGTGTCCTTATGGCAGGGGCTTGAGGGTCAGAGGTTCGCCGAAGAGAACTCGTCCCGCTCAGCGTCCGACAACTTGGCGATCTCGGCCTCGATATCGTCGGGATGCGCGTTTCGGTCGTTCATCATGCGCTGCAGATATGCGAACTTGCTGTCCCCCTCGTCGCTGACCTTGGACGCCGGCACGCGGGCGAGGGTCTGCGGCGGTGTATGAAGCTCCTTGCCGTCCTCTTCCTTCTTCGCGGCCTTCTTCTGCTGCGGCGCGGGGTCTTTCTTCGCCGCCTTCTTGCTGGGCGGCACGTTGGACAGACCAAGGTCTTCGGCGGTAGCTTCAAGCCGGCGATGCGCCAGGGAAAGCTGTTGCTCGAAACTGAGCTTGGAGTAGGCCGGGTTGCTGGTGACGTCTTTCACCTCGGCGTCGAGGGCCGACATCACCGCCTGGTCGGCCTTGAGGTCGGGGAACGCCTTGAAGTAGCTCGCGACGGCATTGTCCCATTGCGTTTCTTCGGCGGCGACGCGCTGGCGGTAGGTCGCGCGTTCCTCGATGATGGACTCGGCCTGCGTCTGGATCTCGCCTTCCTGCTCCGCAAACTCCTGCTCGTCGATCTCGCCATCGTTGAACTTCTGGAACAGGTCGGTGCGCTTGTCGCGCAGGTCTTTCATCTGCGCGTCGTGCTGCGGCGTCTGCACCTGCTTGGGATCGCGCGGCTGCGGCGCAGCGGCGTCAGGCTCGGCGGCCTTTTCCGGCTCAGGATCATCCTCGGCGGCGGCGTCCGCGCCTTCAGCGTCCTCGTCGGAACCATCCTCGTCGCTTTCGTCACCGGACGCGGCCTGCGCCTCGACGTCTTCGGCAGAGTCATCCTTGTGCGCATGCTCGCGCGCCCAGCCATTGTCGACCCATTGCTGGGTGTCTTCGCCGGTCAGCGATGCGCTGCCGTCGATTTCCTCGCCTTCGTCAGCCTCAAGCGCCGCGCGCTCTTCGTCGGTGAGAAGTTCGAGATCGTCGTCTTTGTCGTTTGCCATGGTGTTGGCTCCTTTCGTTGGTCAGAGGTCGTCTAGGCCGCGAGAAAACACGTCAACGGAAGTTCACTCGGCGGGATAAGCCAGGCGCCGCACCTGAACGGCCAGCCCATCCAGCCCAAGGATCTCGGGCAGGGCTTCCAGCAGGTCCGTCGCGTCGGTGAAAGCGTGCCGACGGTCGGGATAGCACCGGGGGTCTTTCGCCCCTTCCTCGACGATGTACCCGCCGTTTGCCGCAGCGATGTTGTGCGTGCCATGCACGATCATAGACCCGTCGTGCCGGCGCGCGATCGTCAGAAGCTCGACGGGTTCGGATGCCATGGTGCCCTCCATGACATCCGAGGGGGAGAACAGTTGCCCCTCCGGCGCATTGAAGTGCACCGGATCGCCGGTCAGGCTCACGATCTTGTCGTCGTGGTCGCTCATTTCGCGCCACCTTCCGCCGAATGGCGCTTGGCGCTCATGCCGTGCTTGGCCGCGATCTGCCGCTTCATCGGGCTGGCCCAATCGGGCAGCATGAGAAGAACGGCGATTTGGTCGCCCTGCTTCTCCGGGTCGCCGATCTCCCTGCACGCGCTGCCGGGGTATTTCCCCTCGGGCAGAAGATCCCATCGCCCGACGCGCACGCTGACGGAGCCCTTGATCCCGCCCTTGATCACGTTGTCGCCTTCTGCGCAGAGGCGGATCTGTGCGCGGCCCTCGTCCTGCCCGCGACCGATGAGAAGCTCCATGCGGTCCGTCTCGGGGTTGATGGCGCGTCCGAACAGGCGGTTCTGCGTTTCTGCGTTGAACGTGAGGCGCACGACTGCCAGCCGCGTCTTGCTGACTTCACTG